TTAGAACTTATAAATTAAATTATCTTCATATTTGCCAGAATAACTTGCTGAAGCATTTACCACTATTCTATTGGCTCCCTCAAATGATTCCCAATTATCTACTTGCTGTTCTTGGGTATACTCTATGAACCTGATGAACTCAGACTTTGTTGAACTAAAGAAGATGTAAGGCGGCCTTGTTAAATTGATAAGCCTTAAGAAGTCTATTAGGTCAAAATAGGTTGCTTGTTTATAGCTTTCCTGTCGAGTACATAGGTATGGTGGATCTAATATAAATAATGTGTTGGGATTATCTTTAAATTTTGGCAATAAAACATGAAAAGATTCCCGCATTACTTCAATGCCATCTAAATATCCTATGGCTTCGGGGTAGTCTGATTGACGAATACAATGCCAAAAATCTTTGCTATATAGCTCGTCCAGTGAAGCCACTTGTTGACCGCTAAAAAGCAACCAACTGGATAGTGAATTCAGGTCTAAAAAACCTTTAAAATCATTGATTTTATTTATAATTTCTTGCTTTAAATGTTTGCTTATCCGCTTATTTTTTGGTATAATTCCATCAACAGTTTGATAGAGTATTTCACGTAAACGATTTATATCGCTTATGTGTTTTAGTCTGTCTGAATATCCGTCAAAATCATTATAGATTACTCTTGCCTTTGGCTTAATTCGTTTAGCTGTGTGGCTTAATAAACCACTCCCTCCAAACACGTCTATAATCGTCCAACCTTCACCATCATTATGGATGTTTTCCATCAGCACGCGTTCAAAATGCTTTAAGAACATTCTTTTTTGTCCGATAAATGGTAATGGGGCTTGCTTAAAGTTTCTTTGGGCTTGATTTGCCATAGTGTTTTCCTTCTTATCTATGGCGTTCCGGTGTTCTTGACACTCCGACACTCAAATCAAGTTAATTAATATGGTTAATGGTTTTACAGCGACTACATTTGATTTCTAAACGTTTCACTGTGCCGACTTTTGCCAATAATTTGTTGCAACATTGGCAACGGATCTCTTTTAAATTCTGCATATACTTTCCCATTTTTAGCGGTTTTGTTAAAATACCGCCTGCCTCGCGAGGTAGGCGGCATATAGCTATATGCAGGCTCATTCTGCTTAGCTGGCATTATCCGTGTTACCGCACAGATAGTGTCGCCGTCTTTATTCCTGAACTACATCTAAATCACTTGTACAATCTGCATAAAACGTACCATCCGCATTATGCCAGTGGCTAGGTGGTAACTCATCACAGTTATGCTCAACGATTAATAATTTACCAAATGGGCTCTCATAGACGATAGTGCCAGCATTGCCGTTACGTAATTTTATTTTGTTACCAATTTTCATACTGTTATCCTTTTTTAAAAATTGCTGCCAGTTGATTTGGGCTAAAACGCCAACCTTCATCACTGTTATAAATTGCGTTAAAGCACCATTCTGAGCAAAAATATTTGCTTCGTTTTTGCTTAATCCCAAGAACAACTCCTAGCGCGCCCCACCAGTCATATTTAGCGCCTGCTGTGCGGTTGAAATAAGATTTAATCTGCGCCTCTGTTACATTCTCAAGGCAAATCAAATCCCACTTGTCCGCGTCAGGCAAATCAATCTGCTTACATCGAACGCCACCATCGCGCACTGACGCGGAATAACAATCAAACATGACTCGATGCTCGTAATGGTCACCTTGAGTAAATTCCAGCCGCTCAACAGCTATCTCGCAGTGTGAGTATTGGCCTTTTGTAAAAAAGCGTGTCACTGCATCGGCTAGGGCTTTGAAAGGCTCTTTTAAGAAGCTACGTTTATGCTTATAAAAAGCGAGATAGACACGGTTAGCCATTGTTATAAGCCTCCATCAAGTGATCCATTTGTTTAATAATGTCGTCATAAGTTGCCTGCATTTGCTCAAGTGTGAGATTAGGTGCTTTGAGCTCATACTTGCGCATGCGTTGGTTAGCCAGCTCAACTTGTAGCTTTTCGAGCCCTGCCGCTTGCACCAAAATCAAATCTGTTGCCGCTTTGTTGTTTAAACCTGCGCGTTTGGCAAAATCTGTAATATAACGGCTACAATCACCTTGATAGTTTGCTGCCTTATAAGCTTCAGCCGCTGTTTGGCGCTCACGATACTCAGACTCAAAACGCGTCCACGTGCTGTAAATTGTTGCCGCATGGCTGTCAATTTGCTCGATTAAACGGTTACGTTTTTCTGATAAAAGTGCGGTCAGTTTTCCGGGAGGTATTACCCATGCTTTGCCGTCCCACTCAGAAAGTTCGCTTTCGGGCTTAACCGCCGTGTACCCATCAGGGATTGAGCCAAACTCACTAATTACCAATGATTCTTTCATTGTTGTTGAGTACACTGTTTCGCCAATATGGTTTTCAATGTATTCCCAAGCTTCGCCTGTCCATTTCGCGACAAAGCCTTTTTTATCTTCTGGCGGATCAATATCAACACAACCGGCAGGCATTAAATAAATACCATTATCTGCTTCTTCGGGGGATAAATCTGCGTCCGTTTGTCCAACATAAATGCCTTGCTCATCTAATTGGCATACTTTTTTTATTAATGGGTAAGTCATGGTTTATCCTTAGTATTTAATACAAGCTAATAATGCGACGTTGCGCGGTCTGTTTTCGTTTGCGGTTGGTACCACTCTTGATGCGTCAAAATCAAATGACACAGATTGCTCGCCCCAGCCGCCCTGGTCTCCTGACCATTGTCTTTGTTGATACGTTGTCCCTATTGCACCAGACGCAATCATCTTGCCCTCAAGCACTTGGTTACCGCTCCCCATGGCTGAACCATCTAATTTACCTGTAATATTTCGGATAGCATCGCCCTGAGCAGTCCCCAATCTGCGCCCTCTATCAATATTTCGCCCGTCATCTAAACCACGGATAAATTCACCACGTAAATCAGGTAAGTTAAAAGTAGTTCGGCCGTCGCCTGCGCCGAATGTTGTCCCTATTGCAGCAAATAGTGCAGCGTATGTTGTACGGGATACGGCTGCACCATTAGCTTTAAGCCAACCACTAGGCGGCGTTGTCCGAGCAAAGTATGCGACCTCACCAACAACCTCGTCCTGCTGGATAGATTTATTAATAGATCTACCACTTGACGACAGTACATCATTAGGCGAGACAAAATCACCATTATGCTCAAAAGACCAAGTTTTGTTGGAGCCATTATCCTCAACAAGATGGATAATACCTCGTCCAAAGCCATCACCTGCGCCTTGTTTAGTCGTGTAACCAAGAGAAAATCCTGCACCAAAACGTCCTTTTGAGCGTACCAAGCCTTTAACGAATGGATGATACGTATCACGATCTTTAGACCCTGTAGCCTCAACCATAAACGGCGCACCACTAGTGTATTGATTCGAATAAGCACCAGCTCCGAAATGAGTAGAGGCAATGCCTACTGTACGCAAAATGCCAGTCATAGAATCACCAGCTTTATTCACAGCCCAGCTTTGATAGGCAACAACTTCACCGTTATTTCCTAGTGCTGGGAATGATAGATAGACACTATTGCCTATATTAGGGATAAACATCATATTAAAACGACGATTAGCCTCTTCGTGCGAATTGGGGTGAACCTCTAACTGCCAAAAGCCTTGTGATGTCTCAAATTGATAAGCGCTCCATCCTCCAGATGTATTTTTAGCTCTCAATGTACCGTTTATAGTTGTGTCACCTGTTTTCGGTACTCGACCCTCAGCGTTTTGGTTTGCATTATCCGCCGCCGTTTTTGCTTCAACTGCTTTGTCATAAGCCGTCTTTACTGCTTTGCTTGAAGCTACGCTTTCAGACGAGTTACTATTTACCGCATCTGATTTTTTATTGTTATTGATGTAATTTTGTGTAACATTTAGCAGTAATTGAGCTATTGATTGCGCGAGTTTTTTACCTGCTTTAGCCGTCAATACCAAACCATCACTATCAATGCCAGTATCGCTTGTTGCTTGCCAGATACCTTTCTCAGTGGTTGAACCTACCGGTAATTTATGACTATGTCCGGATTCATCAGCCGTACTTGTGCTTTCTACTGTTAAATCTTTCGGTGCAGATTTCTTACCAAATAGCTCTAATGCCTTTTTAAGCCATAATGTACGATTGGCGAGTTGTTTAATGGGTTTATTTGTAATGCCATTCTCACCGCCAAGCACAGGGTCGTTTTCTTCAATTTGATAAACCCCGTCTTCCCACTTTTCTTGTTCTTTTAAATTAGCCATAACTATCCTTTATTAAATCTAGTTTGAACCGTGGTTATAACTGCCGTTATAACGGGCTTTGTTGTTGTAACGTAGCGGTACGGATTTATAATCCAGTACGGCTAATGTGCAACGTGCTGGGGCAAAATTACGTAAAATCTTACGTAGTTGTTGCGCTTGGTCATTAGTAATCGGTTGATTTAGTCGAATGGCGTAATAACCCCATTTATCACTTAACGGTATCGTCTGCACAAATTTATGTTCATAAGTCCGTGCTTTTAACCCTTCATCGATTTCAATTTCGCCAAAGCCTAAGTGGCGCAACACTTCACGAATCGACCAAGGTGTACCTTTGTAGCGGTGCAGTTCAATAGCTGCTTTAATTAAACTTCGTTTTGAATGGTCGTTTTCTGCTAAAAATGCACCGTCGTAACCTGTTACACTCCATTTTTCAGCGAGTAACGGGATAAATTCATCATCAAGCAATTCGACCAAGGTCGTCATCACCTTGCTTTTATCCAACGCATTCATTCGCCAGCTCAAATCTGCCAAGGCTTTGTATTTGGCTTCACGTTCAATCACATCCGCATAAGTTAAATTAGCCATTGCTACGCTCCGGTGTAACTTCAATATTGATAGCAGTGCAATTTGCCCATTCGGTTTCACCTACGATGATTTTTGCCGGGGCAATCAGATTCACGTCATACACGCCATCGACACGCAATGCGCTGATAATGGCAGATGGCACAACGTCAATGCCGAGTTTTTTGGTTTTATCGGATAAATACAGTTGCAAGGCATCACGGGCTTTGGTTTTGATGATGTCTTCTCGATAACCGTCTAATAATGTGAGTGTGGCATTGATTTGGTAATCACGCTTAGTGGGTGCAATCACTTCCACGGTATCGCACAATGGACGACGGCGTTCCGGGCTGACGTATTGTTTAACATCATTAAGCAAACGACTGTCAGGCAAGCCCGTTTTTGTGAGTACGGTAATGCGCACTAAACCGCCACGTGGATTGGAGACATTCACATCGGCAATGTCTTGCGATACAGCGCGGGTGTGATAATCGTACGCTGCAATGGAGCCACAACTGGTAAATGCTTCCGGTGCAGCAAGAATTCGCTTGCGGTAGTCGTCATCTTCTTCGCGCGCTAAACCGCCGCTTGGCACATCAATGTTGGTGACGGTGATTTCGCCCGCAAAATTGACCGCACTTTTTAGTGTTTTTACGCGCCCAAGCTCCCAACCATTGCCAGCAGTACCGGCTTTATTGCAAGCAGCTTCAATTTCGACGTAAGCGATAAGCGGTGTAATCACATCATCATTCAGTGTAATAAATTCGATTTCATCGCTAACGGCAACGCGCGTGCCTTTCGGGATTAAAACGGACGGGTGATCACCTTTAATACTAAATCGTAGAATCGTGCGAGCTGGTTTATCCAGCAAACGATAGCAACCAAAAGTTTCGCCGCATAAATCCAAAGCAAGTCCCGTGGCGTATTGTGGAAATGTTTGGCGAAAGGCTTCGTTAATACCTTGGCGCGCTAGGCTCTCACGCAGTGCATACACGTTGATAAGTAAACGTTCAATGTGTGCTGGTTGTAAGATTTTGCCGGTACGTTTTTCATACTGCGCAATAGCGTCGCGCAAAATGCTTTCTACGTTGTCATCAACGACTTTCACATCATATCTATTCATTGGGCGACCCTCGTGACGTAAATTTCGCGATACACATCCTCGGTAAGTGACCAATAAATCACAAATTCAAAGTGCGGAGCCATGCCATCAACGTCCACTGAATCAATGTTGATGCGTTTTTCCCAACGTTGCAGAGCAAGTGTGATTTCCCGCACGATGTTGGGAATGGCAATGTCTTCGGGCTGGTCGATATATTGAAAGTGATCGGAGCCGAATTCAGGACGCAACACATCTGTTCCTTTCATCGTGGAAAGAATATGGTCAATGCACTGATGAATGTCATCAACACCTTGCACCGCTTGAGAATCAAAACTTGGTGCAAGTTGCCAGTGTGTTGTGAGGAGTGTGTTTTGTGTGTTCATAGCCTTGATGATACAAGGCTATAAGAGGGCTGGATTTTAAACTGATTTAAAGATTATGACTGCGCGGCGGAGGTATGTTTGCCATCGCCTTGTTCAGTGTGCTTATGTTGTTTCAGACTGATATTGTCGGCTTTCACATCACCGCCCTTGGTTTCTAACGACCCGTTAATGGTTGCCGTCGCACCGGAGCCTCCGCCGTTACCTGTCATGCCTTTCATATAGGTTAAGGAGCCACTCACCAGCAGATTGCCGGTAGTTTCGGTTTCAGGGCAATCAATGGTGACTTTCGAAGGTGACTTAATCAGAACATCACCCACGGCAGACACTTCGACGTTGCCACTTTTGCGGTCGTGCTTAATTACCGTGCCGTTAGAAAATTTCTTCATCCAAATGTTACTGTCGCCCGTCGGTGTCGGGTCTTGCGTGTTGTAGATTGCGCCTAAGACGCAACCACCTTCACCTCGCGCATCGAGGAGTAATGCGACCAATTCCCCCACGTCCGGCAGGCAATAAAACTGGTTCCCGCCTGCGTTAGGTGTGAGATACGAAAGCCACGCGGTTTCCAAGTCTTCAAGCGCAGGAATTTTGCACCGCACTTTATGGCTTGCTGGGTCAACGGCGGACACAATGCCTTCTTGATAGGTTGCACCAAAATTATGCGTGTTCATTTATTCCCTCGTTTGATTTTCAGTTAATGCACCAGTGTTAAGCAAATCATCCGGGACAAACTCCACCATACGCACATCAATACTTGTGGTATAGCCACCGCCACGGGTGATGCTATGTTTGGATGATTTTATTAAATATTTGCCGCTAAAAATGCCAAGATTACGCAGTAATATTGTGCTGCCGGCCACGAGCTTAGGATTGCCAACCAGCATGATATTTCCTGCCGTTTGGTCTTCATTTTGCTCTGCCAACGCGGCATCAGCACGTGCGTCAATCTGCTCCTGGGTTTCCCCACGGGTAACAATCTTCAATGTGTCCCCGCTTGCCGACTGGGCTTGCTTCATCTTTTCGCGCAACGGCTTTGCTTTTTTACGCTTCTTGATGACTTTTTTCCCTGTAGCATCATATCCACTCACATCAACTTCTTTGGCCGTATCCTTGATTCTATCTCGTAAGGTAATCGATATCGTATCTCGCTCTTCAAGCGCCGCCACGGCTTCTTCTTTGCCTAGCTCGTCTTTATCTGTGAACACAAGCTGATCGCTCACTATCTTAAAGCTGTGATGATATTCTCTTGCCAATCTTGCCAAAAACTCAACATCGCGCTCTTGATATTGCGTCACTCGTTTAATCGGAATGGGCTTAATTACCCCGACCATTTTTAATTTTAATTTTTCCGCAATAATGCCCGCTATTTGCTTGAGCGTTGTGTTTTCATAAGATTTAGGCGTTAATGTCCGATTTGCCTTTCCAATACCTGTACTCAACGCCTTGATTTGAATATACGAAGGTCGGTAGTTATATTCCACCTCGTCAATTTCAAACGCCCCAATATCAGCCAGCTGCGCCCCTTTGTAACCAATGGCCGCTTTTAATTTATCCCCTTGCGTTGGATACCACTGGCGCACCCATTTCCCGCTAATATCCTCAAACGTTAGCGTTAGCTCGTCTGACTCACCCTCAAGGTTATCGGTGTAGGCAAGCTCAATTAAGTGGGGTTCAATGTCAGCAGTAATATTGGTTTTTTCGTATAAAATGGAAAAGTCAGGGGTTGGGATGTTACTATTCATTATTACCTCTTAACCACGGTGGCATTGATTCATTATTTGTAGGTTTGATATTTAGCACGGGGATATAAACCGTTGCCCCTGTTGGCAGCACTTCGCACAGCCCTATGTGCGGGTTAGCATTAATAATGCGTTCAAAGTCCAATGCGTTTCCATAATAGTAATAGGCAAGGTTATCCCAACGCTCGCCTTGTTTTACGGTATGTTTAAGTACGGTCTGTTGTGTCATCAATTACGTCCTCATCTTCTCTCAATACTATCCAGGCTGTCATTCTAGCCGCCCGTTCGTCTGCTTGAACGCTGAGATCATCATAAACATCAAAATGGCTATCTGCTTTTGTGCCAAAAACGCTCCAATCAGAACCTTCACCCATTTCGCTGAACTCATTTCTCATGGTTTCAATTTCGTTCATCATAGCCGACACGTCATTGGAAAAAACCTGTACTTCTTCGCTCATATCCCCGAGCGCAGACAATCCAAATCGAACACCTTCAAATGCTTTACTTAGACCTGTCACTTCTCCAAATCCACCTAAAGCCGCATCTAGATTACCTAATACCCCAGGCAAGTAAGATATAGCAGCCAGAGGATCATTGGCTAGCTGTCTAACTGTCTGCACGGTTTCTCTGACGTCATTTACCACAACCATAGCTTTTTTATAAACCGCAATGCCTTTTTCGAGCATCCCTTTTACTCCGTTAAAACCAGCCATAAATGCTGGCGGCAACATAGACCCAAGTAAAGAGCCTCCACCAATATTTAATGCTGCGCCTAATGGGGTCTCTTCAATATCGCCTATAAATTCCTTTAAGCTAATGTTCATCTCGCGGCATAGGGCGTTCCCGAACTTATCTGTAAACAAGGTGATCGATGATATATCGGTGATCACAAAATTGCCCTTATACTTCCCGCGACCAATAATCAATGGCAGCGCGGCTTGTTTTGATTTTGCCCCCAACAACTCCTGGTAGCGGCGCTCAACCCCGCCAAGCGTATGATGCAAGCGAATCGCAAAATTAAGCTCGGTGAGCTTCTCGCCCATAGCTTGCAAGCGGGGTTTTCCTTTTAACACAGCATGTTCTGCAAAATCTGCGGCATGGGTTTCATTAAAGTCAGTTAAATCAACAGGCTCAAATGCCACACTTCCTAACATAAAGTACATTAATATGCTCTCCGTTGTTGTTGGTCTAACACGCGCTTCAACATTATTTCGAATTCGCTTAAACTCATCTTTAAGCCTTGTTGAACCTGGTTTAAAACGCCGTTTCCGTCACTATTTGAGCCGCCATTGACGTTGATTGTCGGGTTAAAATTAACCACCACACTATTGGCCGCCCCGGTGGTTTGCGGCATGATATCCGCGCGATTAAGCGGCTGATAATTGGCAAGAGCGCCAGTGTTATGGGTCACACCATTTAGCCCTACAGCCCCTGCAAGGTTATCTGACGCAGCTTCTGCGATGGATGTTGATTTATCCATCCCAATCGCTAGCCCCTCCACAACATTCACACCATAGCCTTTAAAAACTCGGCTTGGCGAATGAATACCCAGCTTTTCGGCAAACCACCCCTTAATGCCGTCGCCTAAATCGGAAACGATTTTTTTCGCTTCTTCCCAGGCGTTTTTAATACCGTTCACTAATCCGTCTATCATATTTCTGCCAAAATCCATAAACTTAGCCGGCACATCAATTCCGAACCAGGAAAGAACAGAAGAAAAGACTTGCTGAAATAAAGCCAAAGGCGACCAGCTTAGAATGGTCGATGTGATATTGCCGATGCCGGATGTGAAGAAATTGCTGATATTTGTCCAGGCAGTTGAGCAGAAATTTGTGATACCGTTCCAGGCGTTAGAAAATACCCCGGAAACCTTGCCCCACAATTCAGTAAACCATGGTCCAACTTTCGCCCAATTCTCATAAATCAAATACGCCGCAACCGCAATCCCCGTAATGATTAACCCAATTGGATTGGTAAGCAAAGCACGGCTCATAATCAGGATCGCTTTTCCAAACATCATCGCACCTTTTATCACGTAGCCTATTAAATAACCAAGCCCAAGTGATAGTTTGCTGATTGCTGAAAATAAAATTTTCCCTAAGAAGCTGCCCAGGAATTTCCCCGCTTTAATAAACGGCAATAATCCAGCCGCCACAAAAGAAAACGCTGAGTGAAGCGTTAATAAACCGCCCACAACCGCAGCAATACCGCCACCAATCGTCAAGACCCAGTCCATAATTTGCGGGTTAGTTTCCACCCATTTTGTGATGCTATAAATGACCGGCGTGATGTTTTCAACAAATGAAGAAATCACTGGCAAAAATGCAGACCCAATTTTTGTCGCCAATTCTGAAATGCTGCTTTTTAACTTGGTGAGCTTGTTTTCTGCTGTATTACTCCGATTCTCAAACTCGCGCTGCATAGAGCCGATATATTTTAAATTCCCTTGCTCATCGGTTTCTTGCAATAACCCTAACTGGCGGTTATATTCCCCGGTGTTTTGCGCGAGCAACAACACATCATCGGCATATTGTTTACCAAATATCTTGGCAAGAAGCGGATACTGCTTATCTTTCGGCATCTGTTTCACTTTTTCAATGAAAGACGAAATCGCGCCTTGCGCGTCTTTATTCATCGCAGCTGCAAAGCTTTTTGTCGTAAACCCTAGCTGTTTTAACTCTTTCGCATGTTCGCCGGCTTTAAGTTGTAAAAATGATGACGACATGCCTTTCACCGCTTGAGCAGCAAGCTCAGGAGCCTTACCCATCGAAAGGAAGGTAGATCCTAGAGCGGCTGATTGTTTTTCGGTAAGCCCAAGCATTCTTGTATCAGAGCCGACCCGTGTGATGACATTTACAATATCTTTCGCTTTCGAGTTGGCATTATCGGATAGGTGGTTAATCACATCACCAAATTGCGCCATCTCTGTGATTGGCTTGCCAAGCACGTTAGCCATGGTTGCCATGGCTTCACCGGCGTCACCCGCCGCCATATCGAACGCGACGCCCATAGTCGCCGCATCTTTGGCATAGCCTAATAGATTCTCTCGTGCGACACCTGATTGACCGCCTGCGGCAACGATAGCGGCGATCTCTTCACCGGCCATAGGAATTGTGCGGGTCAGTTTCAAGATGTCGTTACCCATTTCTTTGAATTGTTCGGGCGTATCGAAATCCACTACTTTGCGCACATCCGCCATAGCACTTTCAAACTTGATCGCCGGGTCAGCAAGTCCGCGAATAGTCCCCGCCACAGCGGCCGCTGATGAAGCTAAAGTGCCAAGACTTGCCATTCCTGTTTTAGCCAATGCGCCCATCTTTTGCGTGGTTTTAAGACTTTCATCACGCAAGATTTTAAAACTGCTACAAACGCCCTGGATGCCTTTAATAGCACCGCTGACGCCTGCGGTAATGACTAACCCTATTGCTAATTTATTTGACATCGTTTATAGTCCCGTCCAGTTAAATAAGGGGGTAAAAATGCAAGGTGAAAAACTGATTGAAAATGCACAAGCCGTTGTATTTTTATTTGCCGTTTCAGGCTACGGTTATAGTCTGTATCGCTTCCTATCGTTTTATAGTGAAAGTAACGAATTGACATGGATTGCTATCGCCATTTCGGCCTTTTTGTTCGTGTTGCCTTGGGGATTAATCGGAGCGTTACTTGCTTTTGCAGTAAAAGTGGTGATTACCTCTCTTACCGGTATATTCACCACCGCCCAAACGCTGTTCAGACATTAAAAACAAAGCCGCTTAAATAGCGGCTTTTGTGTATTTGGCTTTTATTTGTCGGTTGGCTTGTTCCAGCCAACGTTCCACTTCGTCCAAGGTCATATCTTCCAATTCGCTTGGTTGGAAACCGAACCAAAAGGCTAAATCCGCCACCGCCGCATTCAGGCTTTCTGTGCTTACTTTCCCTTTTGCATTTTCTCAATGATTTGGGCGGCGCGTTGGAAGTCCGCTATATCCAGTTCATCAATATCTTCCGGGACTAAGTTGGTCACAATAGCCAATAAGCTCACGCTTTGTTCCGCTTCGGTTTTGCCGGTCATTTTGCGAATATCACGTACTTTCGGGCGACGGATTTTTAATTCGGTGAGGGTGTTTCCTTGCCCGTCTTGAATCGGGAAATCGAGGGTAAGAATAACTTCAGACATAAAAAAACTCCTTAGTGGGTTATCGTTTAACTTCACTAAGGAGAATATCGCATTAGCCGTTTTGTTGATTTTAAAGGCGTTTAAAGGTTTTTAATCCCTTATTGCCCGATATTAGTGCGGTATTTTTGCAATACATCTTGACCGTTTACACGATAGATGTTGGCAAGAACATCAATGAACAATAGTTCTTTCCCGGCAACGGTTTGTTTAATTGAATAAACATCAACCGTATCAGTAAACTCAGCATTTTCTTTGTTCTTGTGACTTGTTCCACCCACTTTACCGGCAGATACGTTCATGATTGTCACCATAGGCTCTTCTGCCGCTAAACCACGAGAATCAAACACTTGGAGATTAGAGCGAATCATCAACTGCGTGTTTTTATACGGGTTCAACATCACCGCGCGCACTTCAGGATAGAAGCTATCCCACGCGATTTCTGCTTCAATAGGATTCGTGCCGGCAGGCAATTTAATTGCACCATGCAAACCCAAGCCTTTGTGCTGAATTTTTTCAAATTCAACATCGGGAATTTTCACCTCGTTAGCACGCCCCATTTGGCTGTTACCATTGATGTACACATTACCATTTACGATTTGGTTAATTGAAATACTCATCGTTTCTTACTCCTATCGTTGTGAAACCAAGTTTGCCAAGTATTTGCGGGTCATTACTGAGCGATTGGTCACGCGTTCACCTGGTAGTTTTGGCGTGTAGTCATATACCAACGGAATATGCCCTTGACTAAATTCATTTACTAAATCTTCATCATAATCAAGACCTACGCTATACCCCACAATGGATTTTTGTGATCGCATGAAGGTATCAATCGTTTCAATGAAACTATCAACTAAAGCTTCATCAACCGGTAAATCCATAAACTGTAATTCTGCTTGGCGAATAGATTCATCGATAATATCGCCCGTGCGTGAAGCCACTTCAAAATTACTGATGTGGGTGACGGTTGGAAAGTTAGATGAACGATTCCCCCACAAGCGAAAGCCTGTGCCAAATGAGTTAAAAATGGTTGTGATGCCTACTGCGTTAAGCAGGTTAGTTTCGGATTGCTTATCATCAACACGCGCAGTCAGTGGAACTTCCATGCCAATCACACCGGCTAATTCACGATTTGATGAGCTAAACCAGTAGCCATGTTCCACGTCCACTTTCATTCGTAAGCCTGCTGCGTGGGTGGCTAAACTTTCAAGCTCATTACTTGAACCAATTGCATAAGGATAAAAATGTCGAACATTTTCATTACTCGCTGACGCATTGATTGTTCCCATTGGCCCACGTCCTTGAATGGCTTTAGAAAGCGATGTGCCTTTTGGTAACTGGATATACGCTTTTGCATGAAGCTGATCGGCAAGCGTACCCAATGCCGCTGCACAACTTGCAGTTTTATCAAATTCAGGGCAGATTAGAATTTTTGCGTCAGCGCCGTAAAGGTTGAAGCCATCACGCAATAACTCAAAGCCTTTGCGTTTACCACTTACCGAATCAATGCCGCCTTTAATATCTTCTTCGGTGACTTTGCTTGGGTCTGCGTAGTCGTAGGTGGCTTTTAATTCACTGTGTTTTGCTTTTAGGATAATTTCACCTGTTTGCAAATCTACGGTGTAATCGTTACCTTCCGTTAAAGTGCGGTCGGAAACTAAGGTTAAATTTAATAAGCCTGCATGAGCGGTTTGCGCACGTAATGTGTTGCTATCTTGGGTTAAAGTTTCGTCGGTGACGTTGGTTTTGTGTTTGGTCGGGTCTAATACGTTGACCACATACACTTTACCGGAGGCATAACGCGCCAAAATGTCAAAAGCATCGGGCAGTGTAAAGCCTTTATTTAAGATCACCCCAAATTTTGAAAAATCTTTGGTGGTTTGGCACACGGTGAGTTCATTCACCGCGCCAATTGGGGCTGCGCCGACAATACCGATAATTGCGCCATCGACGGTACTTACAGCAACAGAACCACCGTTTTCACGTTTTGTTTCTGTCCCATGATGAAATGCCATAGTTATCTCCTAGGGTTGATTAGGTTTATGGTTGCCCGCACGGCGAGAAAGTGCGGCGGTAAATTTAGGTAAATCTTTGGATTCGCAAAGCTCCACTTGCCACGTTTCCGTTTGCACCATCAGCTGATATTGCCAAAGTCCGTCGGCTTCACCGGCGAACTCCTCACTGACCAAACTACAGGCTGTACAGTTGGTCGGCTTAAAGCCAACTACGGCAAGGCGAATTTTATCCAACATATCCACTGCGCCATGGTCGTCATGCTGACTGCGGGCGATCACCGTGAGGGCAATCATCACTACGCGGCGTTGTTGGATAATGTCCACGCTGTCAATGCTTTCAAACTTCGAGCCGGCATATTGCACCAGCACTGCACCAAATTCGTCGGTGAGGTTGTAGTGTTCTAAATCATCAGGAAATAATTCAATGCTGAACTGTTCCGTTTTGTCTTCAATCCGCTTGCGGATGCTGTCTAAAATCGGGAGGGTGGCACTCATATTAATATCCTGATAAATCCAGTTTCTGCGGGGCTTTTGTTTTGAATTTAAGGGCGGACGGCAAGTTGTCGTCTTGGGCTGAACCGAGTTCGGTTAAACCAAGGTGTAACTTGCCGTTTTGAATTCGCTCCAAATCCTTCAAGGCTTGCGCATGGGTTTCTTTCACATTATCCGGAAAGCCTTTGCCTTCCGGACGACGTGAATACAACCAAAAACGCGCCAGTTGCAAACAGATATTACGTACAAGGGTCGGCACTTGACTTAATGGCAACACATAACGCGAGCGCAAATAGCCGTCCACGATTTCTGTGGCGTAAGCGCAGGCTTTAGCGAGCACAGCAATATCTGCTTCGGTGGCGCGTGATGTGTCGTTAGATAACGCAATCAACGTGCTTTCGCTCATCACCTCCGTTAAATCTTGTGCCGAGATGTACATTATTGCTCGTCCTTATCTTTGTTATCTTGGACGTCTTTATCAGCCTGACCGCGTTTTTTAGCTGTTTCCTGCGCTTTTTTCTCTTCCTCGGCCTTTTCCTTTGCTTCTTGTGCAGCTTTTTCAGCGGCTTCTTGTGCCGCTTTCTCTGCCGCCAAACGTTGTTTTTCGGCTTCTGCTTCAGCTTGCTGGCGCGCTGCTTCATCTTCATCTAACGCAATGTAAAGCGAGATTTTTTCCGCTTCTTCATCGGTCAGTTCGATTTTGTCGCCTTGCTCATAACGTTTACCGTTGTGCAAAATCGCCATAGCGGCAGCAACCAAATAGGCTTTTTTTTGTGTTTCGGACATGGTTATCTCCTAAAAAATAAGGTCAAAATCAACCACACTTAAAACGCGTTTAAATGCGGTTTGAATCGGGTTTAAATACAGCCTTTGATTAAGTAACCGGCGGCTTTACCCACGATGTATGGTTTGTGAATATCGGTAGTACGCACCAATTCAACTTTGCCGCCAACTTCGGTGTAGGTATCCACATACAAGCCGTTTTTACGACGCACGGTATAACCGTATGACGGCTCATAAATGTTTTGTTTTTTCTCTTTGGACGGCGGAGCGACATAAGCCAGCACAATCGCTTTCGACCAAATATCTTTCAACTCACCGCTTTCTTCGTACACCGCTTCACCGATAATCACTTTGTCGATTTTTACTAAACGGGCAAAGTCTTCCGGTGTTAATACCGCAGTAGAAACGTATTTAATTTTTTCTAATACTTTCGGGTGTTCGCTTAACACTTCCCACACATCACCGGAAATTGCGCAGACGTTTGGCTTGCGACCAGTGGTTCGCTTAATTGCGCGAATACCGGTTTTAATCACACCAATCGGGTCTGAATTAGGGTCGGTAAATTGAGACGTGCCGCTTAAAGTCACTTTGTTTGTTGTTTCGTAGTTAGCTTCGTTTAAGGCTAAGTCTGCACAAGCTTTCTCACGACCAAGGGCAATCACATCCTGAGTAACACCGGTGGCGTATTGACGCAACGGATATACACCTTCAGTTTCATTCACTTCGCGGATGTCGATTGGATATTCGATGTCGTTTTCTTCTAAAACAACGGTCAATGATCCAATATCTTCCGGTGTTAAACGGTTTGATTTTGCGCGGAGTTCGCGTTTAGTGGTTTGTAAACGGAACGCCAAACGACCGAATGTAGGGATTTTGCCGCCTTCTTTTTGCGTTTCGGCAACCGGGAATAACACTTCGGAAATCATATTGCCGTTGTAATAGCCTTGCGCGAGTTCGGTTAATACCGGGTCAACGACGCGTTGTTTTGATAAATCAGTCATTGATTTGCTCCTTTATTGAGTGATTGCGTTAAATGCGGCTGTGTAATCCACATTGTGTTCTTTCATGTAAGCACGGACTTTTTTGTCCATGTCGATGGCGTCAGCTGACGTGCCTTCGGCATATTGCACTGTGCCGTCTTCTGCGCCTGCGGCTTTGTCTTTGGTTGCCACTTCGCCAAATTCAACAATTTGCGGCTGAGCTTCCAAAAACGCTTTGATTTTGCCGTGCAGGTTTTCACCTTCACCAAACTCAACCACGCCACCTGCGGCAGTAGTCGAGCCGTAATTCAATAAATCGATGGCTTGTTGTTTCGCCACCGGGGCAAGTTTGCCCGCTTTCACTAAACCTTCGGCAAAGTCGGCATTGTCGGCTTTGGCTTGGTTAAGTGCTGCTTCAGCTTTTTCGGCTTTCAACTGTTGGTTTTCTGCCTTGAGCTGTTCGATTTCTTCAGCTGTCATTTCAGGTTCTCCTTGTGGTTCTGAAGGTTGATTGGGTTCATTAAAACTAGGCATTGGAATACCTGTTTCGTCTTGTTGATACCGCTTTAAATCATTGCGAATGGATTCTTCCTGCACGCTTGCCACTAAATAATCCGGCACGGCTTTGTCCGCTTCTTCCTGTCCGTGCGTGCCGATAATCCAATCTCGCAATCGTCGCCAAAGGCTTGCTTCCGCCCAATCTGAAAAATCCACCACGCCTTGTTCGTTGTCGGCGAATTCCGGATTGCGTAGGCCTTTCACGGCAGGTGGCATTGCGCCTAAAAAGCCGACATGGCGTAGATACAAGTTACCGGGGCAAGGATTGTTCGGACTGTTGGCAAGATAGAAAGAGGAAGAAATTTTCTTGAAGCGGCCTTTTTCAACCATCTCCGCAAATTCTGGGTCGATTTGGTCGAATTCGGCTTTAAGTACATCGCCATCCAGTTCAAGACGTTTCACCCAGCCATAAGCGGGCGCATTGTGTTTAGGGTGTCCAATAACGGCTGGTGATTCGTGAAAATTGATGTTGTAAGCGTCAACGGCTTGTTGCAAATCGGCGGTGGTGATTTCCACTTCCACGCCGTTTGCGTCAGTGCGTTTGCCTGCTTTGAAAATTTCGATTAGTTGCATAAGGTATCCTCGTTTGAATACCGTTAGCATAGAGGGAAAAGAGGCGTTTGGATTTTAAACTGCTTTAAAGGTTTTGAAGGGAAAGTTGGGGCTAAAAGCAAATTACACTTTATCTTGAAATTTAAAACGCTTTAAATGCGGTTCAAATCGCTTAAATTCGATTTAAATTTTTTGAGACGATAAATCGTATTATTTTTAGATTTAAACGCCACAGCGCGAATTTGTGGCGTTATTTTGATTTTTAGTGGTTATCTTAAATCTTGGTTAATTTGACGTTGCAAAAGTGCGGTGGCTTTTTTCAGAAGTTTTTGTTCGTCCTGAGCATTCACTCCCAACCATGGACGCGCAGGAATTTTAGACTGTTTAGCATAAACGGTATTACTCCCTTTTCCAAATTTTAACCGCTTGCCTTTCTTCGGTCTAATTACGCCACCAAACTGGTGCAGTTTGGCATATTTTGCATCGGAACCAAACTCAAGACGATTATCATCATAATTGTATGCTGTCTTTTGTGATAAATAACCACCCTGTTTTAGTATCTGATCATTTCCTTTTATTTCCCGTGTAATAGGGGAAAGGGGTTGCCATTTTTTACCATCGGGCGCAACTTCAGCTTTAAATCGGTCGGCATGAATTTTCTTCAAGGTTTCACCCAACAAGCCATAAAGTTTGCGCGGGTGTTGCAGTTGGCTCGCAATTCCGGTGAGCTTCTGAATTGCCTGATTGTCGTTAAGGGTGATCTTTAACATAGGTTTTCTCTTGATTTAAATTTCGTGCGGGGGTATAGTGATCTTGCGGTGGGGGTTTCCTACTGGAAAGGTTGCTTGGCATAAGTCCGCATTATCCTGTTCGAATCAGGCAAACCACTGCAAAAGGTTATACGCTGTAATAGGGGTTACCAACTGGAAAGGGTCCAGGGTCGAAAGACGGCTGATTATCCTGTTCGAATCAGGCAAACTATTACAGCGAACCATACAACACTTCAAATGCCCCAAGCTGGGTAAAATCTTCAACCACACTTGCCGTTCTCACAATATTCAATTTGTGAGCTAGTTTTTTACCACTTAATTCATCCTTGATTTTTACTTCATAGTCCATCTTAACCGCAACTTTGCCTTTCTCTGTTTCATAGACAAACAACAACGCGTCGCCAGCATTCTTATTGCGTTGCTGTTCTTTTGCTTGCAATAAAATGGCTTTCGGATGGCGTAGTTTTTCGGGCAACTGTTCCCAAAACTCTACAGGCAGGCTGATTCCCTTGGCTTGTTTGCTGTCGCGTAGTGCATGCAATACGTCATCATCACGCACCGCAATCACCGCACTTTGTGGGGCTTTATCTAAATTGTCTAATTTGGTGATCACGTTTTCCGGAATCACGCCCACATATTTCATGTTGCCACGTGCGATTTTTTGCGTGCTTACGGTATCCACCATGTCTTTCATCGCGCCGTTTAACAACACCATGGCTTTCGGATTTTTCAGCACGTCATCAATCAGCAGACTGGCTAAGTGCGGTTCTGCTGTCGTCATTTTTTGCAACAACAGCTTGTCCACATCCACATCTCGGGATTGCGTTAGTCGCTCAAAGTTGTAGGGCGCAAAACCCACATCATAACCTTTCGGCACACGTACCGTGCGCGGATTGCCGGAGCGAACGCCTACCAGTTTTTCTTCCCACTCAATTTCAGGCGATTGGCTCACGGTTTTACCCATTTCGGCTAAGTCGTCTTCATCATGCGCTGATACAGTGCAATGGCAACCGTACGCTTTGATTGGGTAATAATAGCGCCAAAACGGATCTGTGGCCGGCAGAATTGTGCCATCTAATGCAATATGTTCTTCGCGCGGATGTTCATTATCATGGTGATGATATTCCCAATAAGGCAATACATCCGCCAAGTCTAAATGTTGTTTTAAACGCCCACGGTTATATGCACCATAAACGTTGGTGTCGTAAATAATCCGTGTGCGCCAGTTGCGACCTCCGTTATATTGCCAGCCGGTATTTGCCACAATCTCGTCAAAGCGCTTGCGAAAACCTTCAAGGGTTTCGCCGTTTTGAATCGCTTCATCCACCGCTTCGCGAAACGCTGTAAGCACTTCGTTACGATTCGCCCCGGCGACCATGAAGAAATAATCATGTTCTTCGCCCAGCACGTCTAAATAACTGTTGGTCGGTAAATTGAGTTTCTTCTCAAAATATTTGACCTGCTCTTCAAAAGTGAACTTGCTCATTATTTGCGCTCATCTTCTACGGATTGACGACCGGCAAAATGCGCGGTAGTTGATGCCCACGCCATCACCTTGCCATATTCGGCGAAACTCAATTCAGGAATTAAACTGTCGAGCTGATGACGGAAGTCTTCCAGGCTTTCCGCCTGTGAAAGTTGGTCTTTGATGGTTTGTAGCCATTCTTCCACAAAGGGTTCACCTTCTACTTCTAACTGCTCGCCAATGTTTTCAATGATAGATTTCGGAATCGGCTCGGCAAAATCCACCTTAGCCGTCCCCCTCTTTTGTAAAGAGAGATTAGGGGAGATTTCTTGCACCACAATGTCGCCCTCATCAAAGCCATAGGTGCGCATTAAGTATTTTTCGGTAAACTGCACGCCCAAGCCCACCAGCAAACCGTCACGTTCCGCTTGGAGTTTGTCAATGCTTTCCTGTTCGTACAAATCAAAGGTCGGCAAGGTTTCCACACTGAAATTCAGCTCGCAAATCCACGCCAATAATTGATTGAATACTCCTTCCACAAGGCTTGCGTCGTCATCGCGAATGTCGAGTGTCACTTCTAAGCCTGCCGTTGCGCTGGCGCGGTTGGCCTCAGCTTCGGTTGTTTGGTTTTGCCCCAATAACGCAATGGCGATTTCAGACTTGCAGTAACGTAAGAAATCATCAAATACTTGGGATGAACCGCTTTTACTTGCGCTTTCTAGCATATCAATGGAACTGTCATCAGGGATTGCCGCCACCGCCGTGCCAAGCATTTCTTCCATACTGTCTAGCAGCTCATCCACTTCATGAGATTGCGCTTGGCGAGGGTGTTTACCTACCAGCCAAGGCGAGCCGTATTTTTCCATAAATTCGAGCCAAAATTTAAAGCCACCTTTTTTGAACGTTGCCGCCCAGAAACACATTGCTAAATCCGCGCGTCCGTATGGGTTCATGTAGTCCGCTTGTTGGGTAGCAAGCAGGAATTTTTTCTCCGGCACAAGGTCGCCGTTGCGGTTGTCTTTGGTACGTAGCATTAAACGGTTTTCTTCATCGAATACAAACCATTCTTGCGGTTTTCCCACAACGGCAACAGGCAATAATAAGCCGTCTTGGTTTTCCCACATCACTTCCAAAGCTTGGTAGCCAAACAGCGTGGCATCTAAAATTTGGTTGATGATTTGGCTCACCGGTAAGCGGTCGAAAAGTGCGGTCAAAATCTCGTCTGTTTTTTCATTGCCTGTCGGTGTAATGCGCCACTCTAAACCTTTAATTGCAGCTTTACGGCGGCGCACACAGCCACCCACGTGGCTATCGGATAGGATTTCGCGGTAAGCCGAAATGTCCTTCCCCATTTTTTTCAAAACAGGATCAGGATTCGGCAAATAGTGCATAAACGACCAAAAGTCGATAGCTTTGGCGCGGGTGGCGATGACGGTGACTAAATCTTGTTTTTGGGTTGTCATTAGTTATATCCTTTCGTTAATGCCCGGCTGGCTCTTGGTTTGCGGCTGTGGGCTTTGACAGGTAATTGAATCAACTGACGGCTTGCATAATGTGCTAATAGCAGTGCAATTGCCGTATCGCCATGGCGTTTGGTCTTCCCGTCGGTACTTTTCACCCGTTTATCCGGTATGCGAGGCACGCCTTTTACGACTTGGAATGAACGTAAGTCAGCGAGAATATCGGCGTCTTTCGGAATAGCTTCGAGTTCACCATCCTCTAAGGCGGCTTTAAATGGTGCAGTGTGTTCGCGATACCATTTTTCCGATAACTGAACACAATCAACCAATGAGCCAAAAGCGTCACGAGCTGATTCCGCCAAATAGCCACCATTACCGCGTGCGTCAAATGCCGCACCGGAAAAGCGGGGAAGTCGTTTTAAAATAAACAGCACGATTTGTTCCTGTTGTTTATAAGGCATATTGCCCAGTTCAACGATGAACTGCACTTGCTTGGTTAGGTTCTGCTGTTGGGCTAAAATGACAAAAGAAGTCATGTCGCCGCTACGGGCAAAGTCTTCACCGAAGAAGTGCAATAAATTCGGCGATAAGCCTTGCAAAATCGGAGCTAACGTTTTTTCGCTCCAATCTTCCATTTCTTTATAGCGTGTCGGTTCCGGCACTAGACTGAAACCGTCTTTGGCTTCAAAACGCACTACCGGCGTTTTCTCGCTCATTTGACGCTCAATCAAGGCACGGGAAAGCCACAAGCCTGAACCGTTTTTCGGCACGCAGAAATATTCTTCCAGCGCGTCTTCTTCGCTTGCCGTATCTTTTAATAGGTTATCAATCCATTCCTGTTCTTTTTCAGCTGACCATTCTTGTTTGGTGACCTGACAAATACGTTGATATAAACCATCGTGGCAAGCATCTTCGATTGTGATGGTGTGAACGGAATAGCGTTTTCGACCCGCTCGGCTGTCAAGAATCAGCTCATTGAATAAATTATCTGCGCCGTTATGGGTTGAAATGACACGAACTTTCGCGCCCCACATTGTGAGTGCCAAGGCAGCTTTCAGCACCTCGGCAAGATATTCATGGAATGCGGCTTCATCAATCACTACAACGCCTTGCATACCGCGCAAGTTCTTAGGATTGGATGAAAGTGCTTTAACTTTGAAGCCTGACGCGAAATAAATGACATAAGTCAAAATGTCTTTGTCTTCATCTTCAAAGACTTCTTCTTGAATTTCTCCCGCCGCATAGTTAAAAGCCTTCGCCCACATAGCAACAGCGTCAATATATTCACGCGCCATTTCCTTGTTTGAGCCGATGTAGAACACATCTGAGCCGCCGTCTGATTTTCGGGTGCTGGCAATCAAGGCATTATCTGCCGCTTCCGCCCATGTCAAACCGCAACGACGGGTTTTCTCGGCTATCTTGAGTTGGCTATCATCTGCAATCCAGCGTTTTTGATAGCCCAACAACAGTTCCATCGGATTAAACGCATGAATGCAGTCAAGGAATGACTGGCATTCAGGGGCTAATTCATTTAATGGTCTGTTATTTAATAATGCCATTATGCAATACCTAAAATTTGTTCTTTAATGGTGCGAACCGTATCAGCAGATAAGCCCGCTTGGACGACCGCTTTTTCTGCGGTTTCTGCCGCTAATTGCGCCATTTCTTTGCGAATTGCCTGTTCACGTTTATGGGATAGACTTTCCGCCTGTTCCAAGCGCTGAACTGTGACTGCTAACATTGCCAACTCTTTCGGTTCAGCAATGCCTTTTTCGGCATATTGGGACGACATTTCAAAAGCGAGATGTTTCACCAGCTCAATCACCGTTTTGCCTATATCACTTTGCGGCATTTCGCCAAACTGGCGCGCCCATACTTCAGCCACCTCACGGGATTGGCGAATTCTTGCACCGACTTTTTCCATGCGGTTAGCATAGCGGTTTAACCCGGTACGGCTTAATTGATAGCTTTCGTCCAATCCGCAATCGCGGATCAGGTCGTTGATTTCTTCAAGAATTTGCGCCTGCGAAAATTGCTTGTCGCGCAACATCATAGCGAGCTGGGTTTTGATATTCGGCGGCAATAAATCGACTTTACTGGCGCGTCCGCGTGTGTTTTTATCGGTCATTTAAACCTCCTTTAAATTGGGTTTAAATCTTTGGACTTGGCTTTTTTACGCCGTCCACGAAAGCGCGACCTTGTGCCACATCCAACCCACGCTGTGTGATAGTAGCCACGTAGAAATCTTTGCCGTTATTGTTTAAACGAGTCAGCATAATCAAGCCTTGCTCTTCAAGCCATAACAGGTGGTTTCGCACTAAGTCGCGGCTAATATCGTGGCCATACATATCTAAGCAATCATTTAAAATGCTTTCGTTGGCATCATAACCACACTCTTCAAGCGAGCGCAGAATCACCAATCTTTGGTCTTTTGTGAAAATATCTTGGCGCATCATTCTTTATTTACCTCTTTTTCAATTAACAACTTCACTTGATGGTTAAGGCTGCCAATATTGGTATTTAATACGTCGGTTTTGCCTTTCATTTCCGTCATTAATAAACGCAAATCAGCCACTTCTTTTGAAGTTGGCAGATGTCTTAATTCGCCTTTGACTTCTGAAAGGCTTTTTTCATTGTTTTCAATCGCCTTGCGCAAGTCTGACACATCGGTTTTGCGCGCGTATTTGCTGTCCATGGTCAACCAAAAATATGTCCACACAGCCCCGCCAATCGCCACAACGATTGCCCAATGGCGCTGGATAAACTCCAGTGTTTCTAGCATTATTTAGGTTCCTTCTTTTTGCAGATTTTTTCATAAGTCAAGTTATGATTAAGCACCTGCCGTTTGGTTTCATCTGTATCTTTACGGCTTGGATAAATAAGACCGAATGCTGAACATCCGCTAGTCTTCACGGAAATAACCTTTTGACTGCAGCTGCTCATCAACAGACTTGCTAGACAAAGTGCGGTTAGTTTCAGTAATGTTTTTTGCTGTGTTTGCATTTTCTAACTCCTGGGCGACTGCGGCCGCTTCACGTTTTACGAATTCAATCTCTTCTTGTTGCTTGCGAATTTTTGCCGCTTGCACGCGACCATGGATAAAAACGCCAGCCAAAACGGCGAAAGCCGCCACTACAATATAAAGATTAATCACCGTTACCTCCTTGCCCATTGCGGTTTTGCATTGCGTTGGCGAATCCTTTGGTTGCCGCACCACCGCCACAAAAGAGGGCGAATGTCGTGAATAATTCTGGTACATAGGAGCGATTTAACCATACGCAAAATACCAAAATCCCCGCCATGAGAAGTGCGCCAAAGAACTGGATAAATGCCGTAGTTGACAGGCGACCATCGGCGTTAGTAATCAAATCACTCATTTGTTTCATTCTTTTTCCTCAGTAAAATAATTATGTTTTGAGATCATATAACCAATGAAGGTTAAAATTGTTGCACATAAAAAATGTCCGTAGTACGCCAGCATAATTCCAAGCAACGTATTAGCTATGATTTCCCAATAAAATCTAGCTTTCGTGTATTGATGTTTAGGTTCTGGAAAACCAATAGAAACCACCAATACAGAGAGCGCAGTGATGAAGTAAAAAAACAATTCGTAGGCTTGAATTAAGTTTCTGATGTTAAATTCATTTGCGGCAATAAAACCGCCAAATATCAACACATCCAAAACACAACTAAAGTGAGTTAATCCTATGATTTCTCTTTTCATTAGTAACTCCAATATAAGTAAAAACCTTGTGCGGCAGTCATTCCGCCATTGATTACGCGATTACGCATTGCGTTGTTGCTTGGTTTGCAACGTGGGGATTTGTAGTATCCCCAACCTTTAGGTGCGGTAGTGTTTTTTACGCGTTTGCTCATGACCTACCCCAAATATAGATGATTGAAATTGACAACTTCGTCCGAATCCAACCACGTCCACACATCGAAACAAGGGCAGTCCTTAATCCATTCATTTGGTGTAATTGTGCCGTCACCGTTGATGTCCGGACTCAAATCACGATGTCCACAAATGCGTGCGCTGGGATATTCGCTTTCCAGTTTTTGCAATAATTTGTGCAGGGCAATCCATTGTTTTTCAGTGTATTCACCGTAGTTTTTACCGCTTGCGTCAATACCACCCACAAGGCAAATGCCGACCGAATATTGATTATGACCTTTCACATGAGCACCGATTTCGCCAACCATTCGGCCTGTTTCAACCGTGCCGTCTGTGTCAATGACGTAGTGATAGCCTAGGTGTTGCAAATGCGGATTGAATTGTTTGGCTAACACAGGGCTACGTTTGAATCCTCGCTGTTTATGCCATTCGTCGATACGTTGAGCGGCGGTTTGGGTCGCCGTGCGTAATGATTTGCCGTTTTTTGTGGCAGAACAGTGGATCACGATTTTGGTGATGGGTAGGGATAAAGACATAAAAAACTCCTTCTAAGTGAACTTAAAAGGAGTTTAAAACGGATAGAGTTTTATTGATTTTAAAGTGATTTAAAGATAGTCGTTACGAAAAGATCTTATATACGCCCCAGATAATTGCTAGGAATATGATAAGTCCAATTATATCACTAGGCTTGGTTGGTTCATTTTTAGCTTTGTTAATACCAGTTTTTAAAGCTTGAATAATTGACAATGGCTCCTCTGAATTCTCAATTGGTTCAGATTTTGATGTGTTTTCTACAAAAGAAAGCGTTTTTGGAAGCTCTAAAATATAGCTACGTCCCGCTTTCTTCCTTATAATCTCTCCACGATAATCCGCATAATAAAGTACATAACGTAACAATTCCGCACCTCTCTCACCGTGATCCTGTTTAACTATATTAGTGAGTTTACTTTGTAATAAAGGCTCCTTCTCTAACATAATTTGACTTATAACTAGCTTTAAAATTTCCTGATACATAGGGTCTTCACCGGCAAAAATCGACACTTCTTTCGTGAAAGCTTCTTTTTCCGGCTCAGTAAAGTTGTTGTAACTATACGCCACTTGTTGATAGAAATCCCGTGCGGCATTGTAGTCTCTTTTTCTCCATGCTTTTCTTGCTATGTTTAATATATCTTCGTCAAGCATAAATTTATCCTTAGATTGTGAAGTGGGAATTTTATGATATAAAAATCCCGTCCACAAAAAAACGCCCTTTCGGACGTTTTCTCACTTTTAGCGGTTATTTCTCCCCAAACATATCAAACTGCCGTCGGGCGATTTCTTCTTTTGTGACGCGCTTCACAATTTGGTAAATCCACTGCATGGATACGTTGTATTTGCGTGCTAGTTCGCGGTGGTTTGTGCCGTTGAATTCATTGAAAATCTTGCGGTCACGTTCGCTTAACAACAAAATCAGGTTACGTGGGATGTAAATTACTTCACCGCCCCACATTTGCGCAATATGCCCGGCAACTTCAATACCGATTTGTTTTGCCAGGCCTGCGTTGAATTCAGTGGTTGGCTTCACTTTAGCCAGCAACTGCGTTTCAATGTGTTTGGCTAAATCTGCCAAAATCTCAGGGGCTTTTTCATCAAAAATATCGGTTTCTGTGCTCATTATTTCGCTCCTTTTTGTTGTTCTTTCCACTTTTTCCACACTTCGTATCCCGGCAAATGCTCAACGGGTTGCCCTAAACGGGCAAAATTTTCAATGTATAAAATGGTGTTTTCGATTTCATTTTCCCGTTTGGATTCTGCTTTCCGTTCTTCATTATCCGGTTTTGATGTCCCAATGCCGACAAATAGTGGCTTGTTAGTTTCTATCACTTGTTTTAAATAGCTATGATTACTTAACGGGGCAAGATTTTTGCTTTCACGGCGTTTCTTTTGCACCGCACTAACTGTTTCACTCAAAGAGTGTGCCAAAAGTTGTGATGGCGGGAACTGATCTAATACATCGCGCATAAGTTTTACCGCCCTTGTATTGCTCAAGGCAGATTTTTCAGGACGGAACAAGGCAATATAGCTAACCAACGGGCGTGCTACACCGTATTTTAATTCTGTGATGATTCTTAATAACTCACGACCAGCATCATCTTCTAGCAGTTGGTCTAGGTTGATGTCTGAATGGCACACCGGGCAACGGCATAATTTCATACATTCCCCCTTGCTTGCCAACGTTTCAGCATTTCCAATACTAATGACGCCATTTGATTATCCAGCGCACCTACGTTCAAAATTTGAATATTCTGACCGCGCTTTTGATAAATTGGGTTCACTACACCGCGCACCCACGCATTTAATGCGCGTTCTGAGCCGTCGCGCAACATGCCTTGTTTGCCCATTTCAATCCAAATGGCACGGATTTTATGGGCAATATTGCTATTCACTTTGGCTTTTTCGGTGGTAGGCGAATGATGGCGTTTTGTGGTCTTTTTAAAGCCTTTATTTTCCATGGCTTCTAAAACTTTAATCAATTGCATTATAGTCATTTGTTTGGTGCTGTTTTTGCCGGTTAATTCATTCAGCAACATCCGATAACTTAATTCATCCATGCGTAGCTGTTGCTTGGCAATGTGAATCAGCTGAATCGCCTTTTCTTTGGTTAATCGCATTCTTTTCTCCTGTAAAACACATTATTCAGCCCACTTCATCTAACTTATCCCCTCTTTTGTAAAGAGGGGTTAGGGGAGATTTGAATGGGCTGTAAATGGGTTTTAAAAATCGTCCGGATCGTCGTCTTCCTCTAGCTCTATCACATCAAGCCGTTGAATAACTTCAAATTTAGCTAAAAAACGCAGTCTGTTCTCAAAATCACCATCTCTCCATACATACATAACTTCGCGTTCCGGTTCTTCAAACAGATCCCAGGCATAAGCGTTTTCTTTCGCGATATGTAAAGCGACAACATCAAAACACCGACTTTCATCTTCCCATGTGTTTCCATCATCGTTGTTTGTAGGATTGTTACTTTCTAATGAGTAACGGTATAGATATTTAGTCACTTCAACACCCCCAATCTTACCCACACTTGTCACGCACTTTCTCTTGCATTACCTACGAGAATCTGTGCTTCACGATTCATCCCTTCGCATAAAAACTTTTTTGCTTCATGCAACTGTTCAATGCCATAATCAAGACTGTCATTGATTTTCTGAATTTGTTGTTCTCTCTCTGTCATTTTTATTCTCCTGTAAATGGTCTAGTCGCCATTCTTTGGCAAAATTGTGAGCGTGCGTTGCACCAGTTAAATTCGGCAGATTTTGCGGTTAAAAGACTGGCTTTCGTCCAATATCTTGCCGCTTTCTCATAGTCGCCGTTGCGTTCGGTTTCAGCCGCCTTTTCAGCGACTTCTTTGTGCTTTTGTTCTTTTTCGTCCATGTGTTGTCCTCTCGGTTAGTTAAAACATATTATGAACGCCCCTCAAAACAGGGTTTAAAGAGCGTTTAAATAGGTTTTATACACTGCCCAAGACTAAAATTGCGGTGAGAATAACGGCGCATAAAAAACATTGAAAAATAGTGGTGAAATACATCACGCCACCTCTTGCTCAAACGGCGTAATCACAAAGTCTTCCACGCCTGTTTTAATGGTCACGCCTGCTACGGTTGCCGCTAATTCCGGCTCGTTTAACATGGCTTCTTTGTTCACTTCTTCTTTCGTGCGAATGAATCGAACAAGCCCTAGGGTGCGTAAACTTTCAAGCACTGATTCCGCTCCGCGGATTCCTACAGAAGGTGGGCGTTGACGCCATTGCACTTCACCTGTATTAAATGAACCAGTTTTTGTTTTGCCATTTTGGGTGAGTTCATCACGTCGGCTTTCACACCATGCTTGCACCGCATCTTGTTTTGGTGCGAGCTTTTCTTTCACTTCGTTCATGAGTGGCGCGTATTCTTCGGTAATGGCCGCTAATTTGTTGTTTTGTTCGATTGCCAAACGCTCTAATTCACGGTTTAAATCGCCGATCTCCTTGATTGCCGTTTCCACTTCATCGCGCGTTTGATAACGCACTGCAAAGGTGTCGGTTTTAATTCGGGTTGGTTTTTTTGCCATTTTTTCCTCCTGGTTTTTAGTGTAAATAACTGCGCCAAATTACCTTGATGCCTTCGACCATCATTTGATATTCGGCAAAATGCACGCCGTCGTTGCCTTGGATATACGCAAGCGCCTGGCCTGTTTTTTCAAATTTCTTCGTTAATGCGTTCGGTTCAATGCGTACGCGCGGTTTGATTTTGTCAAACTCAATGCTTAATACATGCAAGCCCATTTTGTTTAACTCAAACACGCATTTTTGCGTTTGTGATAAGTAACCTATGGCGATTTTGTTGCAGCCACCAAACACTGGATGTGGTTTAGTTTGCTCGCGCAAGGTGTTGTTTTTTGTAATGCTTGTCATTAGTTCGCTCCTTTCATTTGTGCTTGGGCGGTTAAAATGAGGTCTAGTGTGATGACAGTGCCTTGTCCTTTCGCTGTCATGCCGGCTAGGCGTAAATATTGAGTTAAAGCGCGTAAGCCGCCCGCCTTGCCGCCGATGTCATAAAGGACGGTCATTAAATCCTTGTCGGCTATATCAAGCCCCCAGGCTTGCGCGATGGCTTTAATATCGCCTTTTGTGCTGGCTTTAACGCCGCAGTTGTTACCAATTCGTGACCATAAACGTGCGTATTCATGCGCCTGGTTTACGCCGCCCTGGATGCGGGTATAAACTTTATCGTTACCAATTAGTGCAAAGCCTACTTCGGCTTCTTCTTGAATAATGCGAATTTCTTCTAACGCGTCATAAGGAAGGTGGTCGCTTTCATCAATGATGACCAAACCCTGTGTGCCTTTGAGCTTTTTAGTAATTAGGCGTGATAGGCGGTCTTTACGGCGTGGCGCATCGTTAATACCTAACTCAAGGGCTAACTCATACAAAATACTGCTTAATGTTGCGCGCGCTGGGCTTGCGGTAATCATCCACACGTTTTGGTTGGCTTTTTTGTATTCTTGGCATGCTTTTGTTTTACCTACACCGCTCGCGCCGTAAACGGTCACCATGGTTGGCAAAATCTTGGCCATATCTAACGCTGAAAACACTTTCTTCGCTGTCGGAATTTCAATAAAGTGCGGTGCTTCTACGAACACTTTCGCTTTCTTTTCACGGGTGGCGAGCCAGTTAGCAAGGGCGGTTTCGATGTTGTCGATGTTGCCTGTGTATGTGCCTTTGAGATACGCACTCAACGCTCCGGCGGAAATGCCGGATTGGGCGGCGATGTCACGTTGAAAATAGGCTCCGCTATCCAATAACGGCTTGATTTTTTCAATTAAAGTCATGTTTTATGCTCCTTAAATGTGGCTTAAAGCCCCTTTTCCTTTTTCATCATTTCAAGGCCTTTTTGCCAGCCTTGTTCAAATTTGTTTAATTCGTCATCGTCCAGTTCTACGGCGATTTTTCGCATGGTTGTGCCTTCGCGGTGTAGCATTTCGATGATTTTCGGCTCCGGTGCGTCTTCTTCCTCAAATTGCGGTTGGAATCGAGCCGCTTCTTGGGCGTTCATCGTAAGCTGTGCTTTTGCCGCCAATTTATTGGCTTTTACAAATTGTTTGCGGGCTTTGTCATGCTCACGGCCTGCCGCTTTATCGCCGAATGCCACCTTAGCGGTACATTCTGCCTCGGCTAAGAACACACCTTCCAAGCTGTACACCCACACTTTGTTGTGTAAGTCTGCCGGGTCGAATTTCACGACTACTTTGCGGTGAGCTGTGCCAATAAGATCCGTTGCTTGATAACGGTTGCGGCGTTCGTTGACTTTGCCGCCTACATCCAGTTCAAACGTGCCGTCTTTCTTCAAGGTTGTAGCTTCGCTCATTAGCATTAAGAAACGCATTTGCTCCATGCTTGCCTTGCGGATATGTGCTTTGGCGTAATCACGCTCAAACACTTGCGAAAAGCTATACACACCTTGGCAAATTTCTGTTTCCCGTTCTTCGCGCTCATTGAATGTTCGGATGCCGTCTTCCAACGCTAAAATAAAGGTTTCATAGTCAACGCCGTCTTTGCCGCCGTTATAGTTGTCCGGTTGGTTGTTGACGTTTTCCCCTGCAAAGAAACCGGCTAATTTAGGGTGCTTATCAATTAATTCACCTAAACCGCCTACACCGAATGCACGCTCAACAGGTTTTGCTTGCCCGTGGCCTTTGCCGAATTGCACTGAAGTCCAAAACAGCTCAATGCCTAAAAGTGGAATAATCCCTGTCACATCGTCTTCTTTAACCTTGAAGCGGTAGCGGTTTTTTACGCCCCCAGTCATCCATTTGTTTGCCGCCGCACGGGTGTTATCAATGGTGCATTTTTTCGGGATGCCGTATTTCCAAATCAAATCCATTAAACTCAATCGGATGGCATCACTGTTTTCGCTCAAATCGGTGCGATAGGCTAAGATTTTGCGGGTGCGAATGTCTTGCCAGAACCATGTTTTAGGGCGCACAATGTCGCCGTTATGCCAATGCACGAAGACGTTATGTTGATAACCGTCGCCGTTGATCCATTCCATGGCTTCAAGCCCTTCAACAGAACGTTGCATAGATGGATAAAATTGGCTTAGGGCGTATTCGCCATCGCGCAAAAACACTTGATGTGTTTTAGGAATTTCACGTTCAATTTTGCGTTTTACGCCGCTTGCCGATGGAATCGACCAGCCGTTTTCACGGGCGGCACGTTTTAAGCGTTCGTAGCAACTGCCGAATTGTGGGCGTTCGTTGCGGAAATAGTCTGCTTTGAAGGCTTCCCACGCTTCAGGCGTGAATTCTGCTTCTTTGCCGGCTTTTTTGTTGTTATGTTTATCTAACAACAACGGCAACCAATCAGAGCGTTCAAACGACCGCACTTTGTAATACCAACGTTTGAGTGAGCCTTTCGCCACCTCAAATTCAAGCGCAACCATGTCTAATGCCATCATCAATGCCACGTTGTGGCGCACGAGGTCATCTAACTTGTACAATGGAATAAGTTTTGCTTTCGCATCTTCCTTTTGTTTTTCGGTCGCTTTATCAAAGGGTTTCCAGATCACTTCTGGAAGGTAATTCAATTCTTTGGTAGTTTCTGAAACATCAGGAATTTCCACCGCACGTTGTTTTAATAAAAGCTCTGCTTGGGTTTCTTGTGGGAGAGAGGTGAATGCGTATTCGTAGCCTACACCACGGATACCTTGCACTTGACGCTTCTCCCAATTTTCCACTCTTGCCCTTTTGTTAATTCCCTGAGGGGAACTAGGCATAGTTTCTAAATCAGTGAGTTGTTGAGCAGAAAACCACATTTCCATATATCCTCCTACTCGTAGCGAGTCGGCCATATTTCTTCTGGTTTCATTCCAACAAAATCAGCAATAATTTTTTCGCCTTTTGGGTATTTGCGATCTAATACATTGCCTAAAGTTCTAGGGTGCAAACCTGCTTCTATAGATAGTTGAGATAGGGTTTTTCCTTTCTCTTTTATCATTGCAACGATGAAGGCTCGGTGCATATCCTTTTTACTCTTTTTCATAATGTGCTATCCTTATTCACTAGATTAAGTCTTAGGTGTTATTCTTTAGAAACTATGGAAACTATACGCCTAAGTTTTCAGAAACTCAAGTAGTTTCTGAAAAATAATGCGATTATTTTGCAAGTTCTTTTAAAGTGCTTTAATAATCAATTAATTAGATATGTTTAATATTTAGAAACTAAGGTTTCTGAAAGGTGGCTTTATGGGAAACTCTAAAGAATGGTTTTCAGCAAATGAATTAAAAGACTTGGAAGGGTTACCAAATTCCCCTCAAGGGATAAACAAGAGAGCAAGAACTCAAAACTGGAAAAAGAGAGAGAAGGACGGAGTACAGGGCGGTGCGCTTGAATATCATGTATCATCGTTACCACCGGAAGTTCAGAAAGCACTAGGGTTTTATCCTGAATATGTACCTCAAGATCATTATATTGCTGAATCATCTGCGCCTTATGGTGGTAATACACCAAAACAAACGAATGAGCTTGTTAATGTGCCGTTTTATAACACCTTTGCATCTGCAGGCTTTGGGGCGTTTAACGATGACGTGTATGAACCTGATGATTTTGTGGGGCTTAGTTCACGATGGTTGCAACAACGCGGCCTTCAAAAGAATAAGCTGGCGTTTATTTTAACTTCCGGTGATAGCATGACCCCGACAATACATCATGGTGATATGTTGCTAATCAACCGGGCTATGACTATGCCACGTGATGGGCAGATTTATGTAATTCGTTCAGGCGATCAGCTTTGGGTTAAACGCGTGCAGGGGATTCCTGGCGGCATTCGCTTGATTAGTGACAATAAGGAAATTTACGCCCCGATAGAGTTGATGTTTGAAGACAACGCAAATTTTGAAGTGATGGGGCAGGTGGTTTTTATCGGTCATGATTTAATTTAA